CAAAAACACTTACTTGAAGATCATTCAAGTCACCACTGTTGTCATATACGTCTATAATAAAATTATTGTTTCTTGGTCCAGTAGTATATTGTTTTACTACAGGTTGCGAGGAAAGTTTTTTAGCCTTAATCCAACCTGTGACATTTGAGTAATTGCTTATATCTGTGTACTTACGTAATATTCCAGTATCGGTGCTTGCCGTTATGACATCAGCTACTTGATCATAAGTGTATGTTTCACTTAACAAATTAAAATCAAAAGTTATATCGCCACTATTTTCTATTGTTCTATATGATAATGGAAAGCCTAACTCCGTATCGTTTGTACCAGTGCCTACTTTGTAAGAAAATAATTTATTTCCTTTAAAGGTGCTTCCTTCTAAAGCATTAAGAGCAGTTCCAGAATCGTTATATAGGTCAAACAATGGAGGCTGATTGATTTCTGTTTTATTTTGTCCTAATTTCCAAGATGTACCTGTGTAATAATAAATTTTACCTTTATTTTTATCGCCAGATTTGACTAAAACAGTTTCGTTTGCGATAGGCGCTGTGTCAGTAGTTTCTACCAATGTAATTTGATTGTTACTATTTTGACTTATAAATTTTACTTCATAAATTTTTCCGTTTACAAAACTATCTGGATCAGCTGTAAATAATACACGCATTCCTTGTACTAATTCTGTGCCATCAACAAAATATCCTGGACTTCCTTCTATGTTAGAAAACACATCTGTGGTAACAGTATCAATTACATCTACAGATTTTTTAGCAAAAGTTCCAAAGTCATAAAGTTTTAAGCCAGCATCAAATTCAATAATAGGTCTAATTGCTCTAAAGTTTTGATCTAACACAGTGGCTACTTCATTTATTTTTGCTGTGACATCTATTACATTCTTGTGTGTCCATTTGTTATATCTAGACCACTGATTTCTATCTTTGGAAGCTCTATTAATTACAACATAATCTTTTTTATCGGCATAGGAAACAGCATCATCAAAAGGAAAATCATCAAAGCCTCCTTGATCGAATTCAATATCTTGATCCTGTAGATATCCTGCTGTAATTTCTATATCAGATTCTGATATAAGTTGTATTGAATCTCCGACTCCTTCAACATACCAGTAGCCTTCTCCGTATTTTGTAGGATTTAAATTTCCATAAAATTTTAACTTCATTCCGTTTGATAAATCATATCCATTGGTCATTGTGTATGATTTTTTGCCAATTATATCTTTATCAACATCTAAGAATGTGTTATCAATAATATCTTTTATTATAATAAGTCCTGATGCTTCTATATTATTTGAATCTACATAATATAAAATCGCAGGTGATTCTAAGTCTACTGTAAACTCTAGTACTCCATCTTCTGTTTTTTGTCCTGTAATCCCTTTGGTATAAAGATTATTATCATTTGTAATATCCACAGACGTCCTAATACTAAAAGGCATATCTACTGTGTCTACTTCAAATCGATATGTTTGTCCTTTGTATAAAGTTAAAGTAGGATTACCTGTAGGGTTATCTTGGTTAAAAACATAAGCATCATTATCTAGATTAACTTGCTTTGTTACTTTGTATGTGCTTTTGACATTTCTAAATGATCCATATACCGGTATGGCATCCGGGCCGCCTGGCAACCAATAATACTCTCTAAAGTTTGTAAACTTATCCCAATTAATGTGTGGGTTCCAAGCATAATATTCTTGGGAAAACATATTGTCGTGATTTGAAGTATCAACGCCACGAATCTTTATGCTGTTGTATAAATCTCTATAATCTCTGTAGAAAACATTATTACCAACGGAATCATTAATTACAGAAACAGGTTCTAATTGATATTGATCTCTATCTAAACTTATTTCAGATACGTAATTGTCACTAGCCTTAAAGGCCTTGGCATCTTTCCTACCTACGTATCCGTCGACCTTTTCTACGCTACCTGGCTGTACTAATTGATCTAAAGTGCTTGATAAGAATTTTTTATTTGCTACTGTGCGATAATAACGTGGCAGTAAATCGGCAGACTTTCTTTTATTTTTATCTGCGTCATTTACTGGAATAGCATTTTCATCTTGTGCCATTAGTATCCATAGCCTCCGCCGCCTCCGCCGGAACTACCGCCTCCACCGCTAGATCCGCCGCCACCTGAGTATCCACCGCCACTTGACGATCCTCCTCCGCTTGATGATTGTGAAGTTCTACTTGTGCTACTTGTAGTGGTGCTTGTGCCACTTGTAGTAGTTGTTGAAGTGGCTGTGCTTGTAGTGGTGCTAGACAAAGCCGTACTCTGTATTCCAGCATTTGTTGTGCTAGTGCTTGTAATTACTTTGCCAGACGCTTGTATTCTAGAAGCTGTGATAGAATCTATTATTTCTATATCTTGTACAGTAGCATCACTCACAAATATTTCATCATTTTCACTTTTTATCTCAATCAAACTACCAAAAGATAATGTGCCTAATTTTGGCACTATTATAAGATTAACTATATCAGGTGCTAATGAGTTCATTACATAAGTAGCCAACTCCGTGAAGTGAAATGTTTCGCCGAAATCCCAATTCTGTAAAGAAAAGTATCTATTAATGGAAGAAACAATTCTTACTTTTATATCATTATCATTTACAACTGCTTCGGGATTTTTCACCACCTTAAATATCGCTTGTAAATTTTCTCCTGCTTTAGAACCAAATAACACCTTATACTTGACTGGGTGGTATATTATTTCATCACTAATTGCTTTTACTTTATTAATTTCCGCACCGTACTGTTGGAACAACTCATCACTGCTTGGCGGCAAAGGAGCAATAGAAGTGTTTCCTGCTAAGAAAGATCTATACGCTGTATCGTAAGATCTTGTTAATAGATAGACGTCTATTATGTTAGAAGCACTTGGATCTATTCTGTTGCTCTCATTTGCACTATGAATGTAATGAAACTTAAGATCGCTTCTTCCTACAAACGCTTGATAATCACTTGTGAGATTAAGGACATTATTGTTTAACACCTTAAAGTTTTTCTGATCTTCTATGTAAAAAACTTTTCCATCAGTGTATTGTGAATAAGCACCTATTGCCGTTTCAGTTGGTACAATTGATATAGTGTCACCTTGTGCGTAATAATTAAATTTATTAAATCCTTGATTGCTACTTTCCTTTTTCAAAAATACATATTTTGTTGTAGGATTGACTAACGGATCAACAATCACGTCAAATATATCTGGATCATCTATTGAGCCATCATCATTTAAATCAAAAAATCCAACTTGAACTTTTTTGCTGTTTATATAGCCGTCTTGGTTTTTATAATCAGAAACAATTTCCCAATTAATATCATTATTAAATTGTGCTAGACTATCAGGCTTTGTGTTAAAATTCATTACAGATATTTTGTCTTTTACTAATTGTCCTGTTGCTGAATCATAAATTTTATTTTGACCATCAAAATAGAAACTTAATTCTGTATCACTTTCAAATATATATTTTAATCCCCTATTGGTCACTGTGTATTTTTCACCATCTGTTTCAAATAATATAAACCAACTTGAATCTAATTGATTACCTGTTACATCTCCAGTTTTACCATTACTAAACGCATCATTTACATTTAAGTTTTCATTAATAATGACACGCCAAATTCTGTTAACTTGATCATATCGTAATCCAAATGTTTTATAAGCAAATACCTGATCTATAATTTGTGATCTAACATCTGCTGTGATGTCTTTTACTAATTTAGGTTTAACTTCTTGTATAATACTATTAGCTGGTAGTACAGCATTAACAGTAATAGGCCCATCACCTGTTGTTGCGTCAACGGTTGTTCCTGATCCTGTTACACTTATAACTTTTACCCACTTATACGAAGTGGCTCCTTTTTTGTTGGCATCACTGGTTAGTTCTCCGTTACCTATAAAATAAAATCCTGTAGGCGGAAGGAATTTCAACAAAGCTCCCGGTTCAACGTATCTTAAAAATCCAGTAGTGAATGACCCTACTTGAAACGGCACTAGGTTTATATTTTCTAAAAGTCCAGTTGAACTATTAGCGGCTTTGGTTGATTGTTTCCAAGTTGCGTTTAAATCACTAACAATTATTTTCGCAAAGTTTCCAAGATAAAAATTTGTTGTGCTACGTTTTTGTATTATTGGAACAATTAAATTTTCTATGTTACCTTCAATGTCTGTTTGATTTGAGAATGTAAAAGATTGTTTTTCGTCAAATGCTTCTTTATAAATTACTCCGTCACTACCGTAAAGATTAGTGCTAGAATACTTTCCTGTAACATCTTTCAAATCAAAATATCTGCTGATACCACTCGACACTCTGTTTGTAGATTTTACTTTTACTATTTCCTGATTTGTTGACGAAGGATAAACGTTGTAGTCTTCACCTGTGATCATTCTATTTTGTGTGTAATAGGTCTGTGGTGCGTTTGCTCTTATACTTTGGCTTGTTTCACTTTGTGAAGCATTTGTGACACTTGATTTAAGTTCCAAACCTAAAGTAAGAGTTTCTGTAGTACCAGATCTGCTTGTGTAATCTAATGCCACTTGTACATCTGTAATTTCTTCTGGTTTAATTCTTAAAGATCTATTTGAACTTGTTCTGTAAAATACTTGGAATTGTCCACTAGGTGAATTTCCAAAAGTGCCGTCCGCAAATATTAAACTTATTTGATCGTTTGCTCTTGTTTGTACAACATAAAAATCTCTTACACTTTTGTTTACACTATTATAGATAGCATTGTTTCCTTCGGTCGCATCAACCTTGGTCCAAATTTTATCTAGTGTTCCTGAATTATCAAGTTTTGTTAACCATACATCTGTATCATTAATATTGTCTGCTTCTATTGTAATCCTTTGATTAGCTACAACATTGCCAACATCAAATACACTATTGTTTAAAGTTCCTTGTCTAAAATGACAGAAGTATCCTGTGTTGGAACTAGCGGCTCCTCTCCCATCTTCTCTGTACATAAATTGTAAAGCATTACCTGCTATAGGTGTTTCTTCGACTAAATTTAAAGTAGTTTCATCTATATCAGTTGACACTATTTCAAACTGAGCAGGCACTCCATTTACAGTTTTTGTAAATCCAAATACAGGAACATCAGTTGTATTTTGATTTAATCTGTAAGCCTGTGTTAGTACACCATTAATACTTCTTGATTTTCTTGGCTTTCCAATTGTGTTGTTATTTGGAAGTGCTGAATTTAACACTCTTCTAAATTGTTCTGACCAATTTGAATTACTAGGATCATTCCATATGATAGTTTGATTTTGTAAATTAGCTCCATTACTATCTACTATGGATTCAGTAGTAGAAACAGTATCAAATTTTAAAAGCCCATTTGCGGCTCTGTTTCTTCTTGGATTATATGAAAGCAGTCTTGCCAGTCTTAATACAGACTCACGTCTTTCAGCAAGTTCTAAAAAGTTTTCTCTTGAGTTTAGGTCAACTCTATAAGAAATATTCTGGCCTAAAAATGCAATAATATCTATTAAAGCTAAAAACTCTGATGTTTCAATGTAATCATTAAAGTCCTCAGGATAATTGTTTCTGAGGTATGTGATCATGACTCTTCTTAAAGAGTCAAAATCATAACTTTTAAATTCTGCGTTGCGAAAACTTTGGTACACTTTTGACCAATCTTCAGCAAGTAACAGTCTATTTTGTCTATCTGTGGACGACATTTAGTTTCCTTAAATTCTTTATAAATGTATTTATTATATAGAATTATATGACCACTTAATTCTTTAACTTGTTAGGCCGTTTGCTTTGTCAAACTGTAGTCTAAGCTGTTCACTTATGTTATATGTGAGATACTGTAATGTACATTCGACTTGTAGTCCACTTTCAAACTCAGTGACTGAAACACCACTTGCCCTTACTCTTGGATCATAATTTACTATATTAGTTACATTTCTTGTTATTGCGTCTATCAATTCTCGTGTCAAAGGCTCATACAGTGCATCCCAAATAATACATCCAAATCTTGGATCTGAGAGCTTTTCTCCTTGTCTAATATTGAAATGATTGAGGAGATCCTGTTTGATTAGTCCAAGGTCGTATTGCTGAAAGCTGTTGTTTTCTGGATTGACCGTGCTAAATCCTCTGTAAGCCTTTTGTCTTACAGGTAATTTAGGTGCTTTTGCTGTTTTGATCTTTATTTCTTTATACAAGTCTGCCATAATAATATTTATTCGTTTGCGAATACCGTGGTTTGTGTTGTACTTTTTATCTTAGCATCACAATCATAAGTATCACCTATCCTACCAACTTCTAGATCTTCGGCAAAAACATTAGGACTATGTGTGACTAAAGGCGTGCCATAAACTGGAGGACAATGTGTGTGTGGTTCGTTGAGATCTGTCTTTCTATGTATGCCGTGTCCAGCAACAAATACTGTTGAACTACCTGTGTCTGTAAGTATGTCGCCAGGAGCAACACAGATTGGGTGTACTGTATTTACTATATCTCCTGATCCTACTTTTCTAGCTATTAATGGCATTATCTTACCTGCATGACTCCTCCGCCGTGTGCTATCGGTGTTGGCGGTGTTATAGATGCTAACGGAGTCAATTCTCCTTTCTTAATTCTTTGGTAGTAGCTTTTTCCTGTTTCTATTCTTTCAGAAGTTTTACTTCCTGTTCTGTCAGCATATCCAACAGCATTTTTAAATTGAGAACCTAAAGAAGTAAAGTTTGTAGTTGACCAAGTTATAAATCCAGCCTTTTCTCCTTTTGTCAAATATGCCACTGCTAATTTACAAGCGATAGACGGATCATTGGCTAATTCAGGATTACTGTAAATGTCTGTGCCTATCAATCCGCCATATGTTTTGTAGTTGTCTGTACCCGTTAATTGTATCAAACCTCTACCTCGATATGTCCAACCATCTCCTGTTTCTGGGGGACCGTTGCCCATTCTATTTCCATATACAACACTTGCTATTTGTACTGGTTTTCTATGTAAAGTTTCTGAAAGTGCTGTTCCACCTTTTTTACTAAACATTTTAAATGTTGCTCTCATACCAGCGGCACTATAATTCATGTTTTCACTCTTTGGTATAAAATTACTTTCATGTTTTATTTGAGCACAAGCCATTGCTATTGCTTCGCCTGCTCCGCCAGGAGTAGCACCACTATTAAGTGCCTTGGCTGGATCAAGTCCTAATGACTTGATTAATTCACTAATGAAGAATCTTGTCATATCTTCAACATTGACAGGATCGTTTGGTTGGGTGCCTTTGGTTCCATCATTATTTGTTTGAAATATTTTACTTGTATCAATTGATTCTGGTTCAGCATCTCCTGCTCTGAATACTCCTGAAGTGCTATTTCTTTCAGGCATGTCTGATTCTTTTTCCAAAGGTGGATTTTGGCTCCTAATTTCAGGTGCTGGTGAATTTATACTGTCCGTTTCGCCTGGTGTATGAGCAGAAGGATTATAACTTTCGTGTGAGTTCCAAGGCTCATGTTGAGGAGTTCTTCTTGGTAGTAATGCTAACACGGCATCTGATGCTCTTGTAGCATCGGCCGTAACTCTTTGATTGGCTATAGGACTTCCGTTCTTATCTAAAACTTGGTCAGCATCGTCAACTGGTTCATTGGTAGCAGGCTTGGTAAATGTATCACCTATTGAATCTGCTGTATCTGAAGGATCTGGAACTTGAGCAGGACTGTTCATATGTATTTGTGAAGCCTGTTCTCTGTGTACATCAACTGATAGAATTTGTGTTTTACCTCCAGCATCTAATTTATTATCAGTGGCACTTTTTATTTGCGTATTAGCACCACTTGTAAATTTATTATCTCCTACAGTATTTAAATTAAACGCTCCATTTACTGTTTGTCTATAATCGCCAACAACCTTAGAATGAAAGTTTTGATTTATTGCTATGTGTCCATCTAAAGTAACCTGTAAATTATAATCTCCAGTAATTGTTGATCTGTGTGTTCCTTCTATTTGAACGTCTTCATCATTACCAATTGCTTTTTGTCTATTTCCACCGATCTTTAAATCTTGATTAATTGCTACATACTTGGTATCATTTTTAAGTATTCTTACATCATTGTTTTCCGCAACCTTTACTTTTTTATCTCTCAAAGCTGTAAGATTAAAATCTCTACCTGCTAGTATATTGATATCTCTATCAGCAGTTATGTTTAAATCTGTTTCAGTCCTTATGTTTATACTATCACTACCATAGATATCAATTTTTCCATTAGAAGTCATTTCTAACCAAGCACTACCTTGTGCGTTTGCTATGTAAATTATATCTTCTGAATTGTGTAATAGAATCTGATGTCCTGTTCTAGTTCTTAAACGAATATGTTCATTGAAAGGTATTTCTGTTTTTGCTTTATCAATATTTTCAGGAACAGCTTCTACATCGTAGTATTTTGCTCCTGTAGATCCTGCTTGGCCTGCTCTCAAAATAGCAGGGTCTCCATCATCCATTACAAAACTAGAGCCTCCTAATCTACTTCTAAAATATTCAATGGATTGACCTTTTTCTCCATATGATCCTTTAGGTGCTCCGTTTCTTCTGTCAAGAGGTCCAGGAGTATTCCAACCGTAAACATTATTAGGTATATCCCTCCTAGCACTTGATGTAGTCTGTCCCCTAATAGGATCTTTAAGTAGTCCTTGTGTAGAAAGAGCTCCGGCGAACAAAGGATTATGCGGTCTTTGATAACGATCAGGATCATTTCCTTTATGCGGTAAACTTTTATTAAATTCACCTGTAGGTAATCTCCTACCTTTTAGATCATCCGCCAAATCATCTTGATAGATTAATTCTGCTGGCGAAGTTGGTGTACTGCCTGGAACCATATGATTCATAAATTCATCTTGTAAGCATCCTATCCAATAACATTGGTTAGGTTGGTTTTCAACAAATATTACCAGTACCTTTGTTCCAGGGTCTGGTGGTACTGCCCAAAATCCATAACTTTGCTGGGTTGCCGCATATTGTTTATTACGTGAATTAGAAGCGTTGTCGTTCACACCGTAAAAAGGACTACAGTAATAGGCTGTGAATAACTGTCCTGGCGGAAATAATTCTTGTCCACCAGCATTGGTATATGATAATAATTCTACTCTTAATGCTCCCATTCTTTTGGGGTCAAGATGATTAACAACCTTGGCAACAAAAGGACCGTTGGTAAAATTTTTATTAGGATTTGCTCCGGCTGATCTTTTTACTTCGTTAGACACTATATACCTCCTCTAATTCTACCAGCTTGATTTATATCAGTTTTCTTCTTGTTTATTTCATAATCTGCTTGACGCATTTTAAATTGTGCAAAATCAGCTTTGGTCATTTGTAAATATTTCTTGTACTCAGCAAGTTCTCTTAGTTCTGGTGGTGGACCTGATCCGTTAAGATCTGCTAAAGCTACAGCCAATGCCTCGGGGTCCTCTGCGGCTTTAGCGGCATCAATGGCCGCTTGACGTCTTTTCTTAATAGCAAATATTTGTTCTTTGATTTTAGTAGCATTATCATATGACTCTTTGGCATATTGATTCAATCTTCGCACAAGATTTAGTTCATTCGTAAACACATTACCTCTAAAAGAATTTGTTACTGATATCACTTGATATAATCCACTAAATTGTTCGACATCAGATAATCCTTTTGCTGTTGGTGATCCTGTATCAATATCAAAAGGAGTTCTAAAATTAATTATTATATCAACTTGGCCATTAGTATGATTCATGGACCCGTCCGCATTGATGTTTATGTATGGCGTATCAGATGAAAAGTAATTTCCTGCTCCACTATCATGTAAAAAGTATAAGTCTCCTAGTATGGTCATGTCAGCGGAAATCAAATCCGCTGGACTGTTTATTAGAGCGTCTTGGAATGCCCTTGCTACTCTTACCGCGGGTGACTCCTGTACTGCTCCCCTAGTCTGTTCTCCCACTTGAGTGTCATTTATTATATTTGCCATTCTAACTGTTTTAGTATTTTCGCTAGTAATGTTAGACGAGTCTTTTGAACTTACAGGAGCAACTGTTAATTTTTTACCCACTTCTGATGTTTGATTACTAGCATTCCTATTCATAAAATCATTGGCAATGCTTGTAAAAAATGCTTGTTTGAAACTAATATCAAAATTTAAAATATCTGTATTTTTTCCTGTGTATATATAATCATATTCTTTTACTGCTTGTTTCTTGAGGTATTCATAACCTGGAGGAGGATCATTAGGCATCATAAACACTGATTGATGTATCCGAGCAGGTACTACATTATAAACAAAAATTTTAGGATATCTGTTTAGTTTTCCTTCAGTCTGTGGAGCGTCTAACACATAAGTTTGAACTTCGATTCTAAACCAATCTACCATTCCAAATTCATCTGCCGCCAATTGTCCTTTGTTAAGCAATCCTTTTCCAAAATCACTTATCAATACAAGTTCTTCAATTATCCTTTGTATCTTAGTACCGCCTTTGAATTGTATTGTTCTTTTATTAGGATCGATTACTGTTGCTCCCCTGTGTAATAATTTTGCTTTCTCATTGTATGCGAAATTACTCAAACCAAAATTTGCCGTGCCTGCCTGTAAGGCTCCTTCAGTAAACATAGCAGTCTTACCTATTTTGTTTGTAAAATCAGCAGTCATAAAATCTGTTTTAATTTTTTCACTGAGATTATTTCTTTTTACACTAAAGCCTAATCTATTATCAAGAAAATTCTTTTTGATCATGTCAAGTTTCATTCCTCTACCGCCACGCTGTCCTTCGAGAAAATCATACATGCTTGTGTAACTGTTTTCTACACTTTCCAATGCCGCGTCGACATCATAATCTCTTCTGTCTTTTAGATCGCCCATCAACGCTGAATTATCAACGTCTGGCAAATCTCTACCCATTTGGCTTTTTGCTATTTCATTAGGAAATAAAATAATAATTTCATCTGGTTCATATTTGCTTTCAGCTTCGTTACTGGTTACTAATTTGTTTGTATTAACCACTGATGCTAAACTGTTGACTCCTGTTTGGCATATTTCCTGAATAGTCCTACCGCTTATAGAAATGTTGCTTGGTATGCTTTGATTTTGATCTGTCAATGCTTCTTCATTAAATGGTATGCCTAAGACTTGATATCTAGATCCGCTACCAGAGACATCAAAAGATATATCATATATTTTCATAGCAAATTGTCTACTTGCTTCTTTCCTTGGATAAGTTCCAGGATATACAGCAGAATCTCGGTATCCTATTACATCAAGTTGTAACAAATATGGACATTCCAAATAATTTGTGTAACCTGCTTTCATCGCAGTAAGTTGTAAATGCTGTAGAAATTGTCCCATGCTATAAGGTTCTGTGACTTCAAATTCTATATTAAATGCTGTGGTAATTCTTGATTTTGGATTAGGAGCCACTATGCTGTTGATCTCAACGTTGTCTATAAAATATTCTGTATTGTATCCGCCATTTTTTAATTCTAATTCTGTCATTGGTCTAGCAGGCATTGGACCTGTTGGACTGCTTACTGCTCCAGGAAAGCCTCCCATTTTTATAACAGTTTGTTCGACCCTTGGCCCTTTCTTTTTATAAGTTTCGTGTGGAAAATTATATTCATCATTACTCAATGCCGCCAGTGTCCAAAGATAGTTAACTGAAACGTACTTGTCTAAACTATTCGTCCTTCTAGGAAGAAAAAATTGATTGGCTTGGTAATTAAAACTGTCATTTTGATATTGTGTTTTAGCATTCAATATTTGATTCATTTCGTTTTCTGTTAGTTCAGCTGTAGCATTACCATCCTCATCTTCACTGTATATTGATGTATCGTATCCGTTCGGAATAAACTCAGGGGCACCTTCCGAAGCATCACCTACTGTAGCAGATTGTGATTTACTTCCTGTTGTTGATTTCTTGACATTGTTGCTGTCAGTTTTAGATACTGTGTCTTTCTTTTTTGTTTTTTCCTCAGTATCTGTAGATTGGGTATCGTCGCCTGTAGTATTTTTTTCTTCTGGCTTTATGAATTTTTTTGTCCCTACTACTATGTCAGCATAGGTATATGGTTGTTCAGACACTTTTTACTCCAGTACGTCTTTTACTTTAGAAGGATTTGGCAAATAAATGGAAGTACCGGTTGATATATCATAAATGAAATCTTCAATTATGTCCATATTCCTTTGTCCAAATATCCACCATAAATCTTTATTACCATAGTAATCATAAGCTAACAGATCTGGTCTATGATTATATTGAGGTTCAATGGTATAAAGTTTATCATCCACAAAAGCGGGAATAGGTCTAATTGATAACAAGTCTAACGTGCCATCAATTTTAAATTCTGTATCTTTATAAGGACTTGTCATTAAATATATCCTTTACCTAAGGTATCTCCATTTACAAACTTACCATAATTAAACTTGGATACTTTCATTCTACTGTAGATTGGTTGTACTGTAACAGTAAACTGTGATTCAGAAGGTGCCCAACCTACTGACATGCCTGCTTTCTGTTCAGCAATAGATGCTCCAGCGTCTGAAAAATCAATAGGGTTAAAACCTGTTGCTATATAGTCAACCTCATTGGGCATGTCAACTGTAAAGTTTACAATAACACAAGGTACTTTGTTGAATACGTAATCACCATAACCACTGAGCTCAACAACTGGAGGAGGATTACCTCTACCGTCATTATCTGCTCCATGTTGCATTTTTGTTACTGTTCTTAAATAATGTAGACAAGCTACCCAATAACTGGCTTCTAAACCGTTCTGGCTATAAAACTGTCCAGTAATAACCAACTGATCCACTTGTGAATTCTGATAAGCAAAAAAAGGATAATTATTATGTATAGGAGCCACTTGATTATAATTTGCAGAGTGACTCAATATAATAGTAGGAGTATAAGGAAACATCATTCCTCCCGTGTTAACCAAAGGCTTCATTATTTCTGATTCGGCAAACTTTTTAGGTAAACTTAATTTTACACGCCAATCTCTATCTTCAACGGTTGATTGTCCCCAATATGCCTGTGTAGGTGAAGTGCCTAATTCAGGATCGCCGCCTTTCAAAAACTTAGATCGAACATCGCCAACAAGATTGTCACCACCTTCTGTTACGCCGTCGTATATGTCTTGGGCCATACCTTTCATAGATTGGTATAACGGTGATTCGGTTACCCAACTTGGAGCTTCAGCTGAAGCTGTGTTTTGTCCTTCACTAGCAAAGGCTGTTTTGCTTTTATCGACGGCTAAACTCTTTCCGTCCTTGCTTATTTTTCCGTCTTTAAAGTATGATGGCATTTGGTTATCTCCTTACTATTATTTAGTTGACAAAATTAACAGAGTATATTATAATGTGGTATGAACCTTGGAGAACCAATGAAAAGAATTAATTATTTAAACAACAAAGACATATTAGCAGAGATTCACAAGTCAAAATCTTCGTTTTGTAGCTTTACGGACAGCGATTATGCTGACTTTGATATAATATTACCTAGTGTGTCTAAAATAAATGTCCGCACAGTAGCAGAAGCTAAAAGGAACAAGGCAAAAAAATTACAGCAAAAAGCATTTGAAAAGGCAAAAGAAAGTGGTAAAAGAGTAAAATTAGCAGAATTTGCTATTGATTATAGAAAAATAGAAAAAACAGACGTAGTATTTAGGATTATGATGTATGATCATATTCCAGAAGAGCCCGGACGTAAGAAAAATCCAAAAACCATAGCAGATACAAAAACAAAGGTAAACTTTCCTCCGTTTCAACATTACAAATACAATGATCAAGGAGAACTAATTTGTGTTGGTAAGAGTCATTGGGAAGGAGGAATGGAGAACGGTAATTTTACCAAAGACGGCGGCAAGGTTACAAATAAACTTGCTCTAATGTGGATGAAACTATGTGATAGATATGCCACAAGAGGAAATGTAAGAGGATACACATACAATGATGAGATGCGTGGACAGGCAATACTCCAATTATCTCAGATCGGATTACAGTTTGACGAATCCAAATCTAATAATCCTTTTGCTTATTATACTGCGGCAGTGACTAATTCATTTGTAAGAGTTATTAATATTGAAAAACGAAATCAAAATATTAGAGATGACATTTTAGAAATGAATCATATGAATCCTAGCTACACAAGACAAGCTAAAGGAGAATGGGAGCGCCAACAACGTGATCATAATTTAGCTAACCAAAAAACTCAAAAAACTGATTGACAAACTTTTAGTTTTCTACTATAATGCTAGAGGAAGGATTGTATTTTGTTTAAAAAAGCGGCGGTTTTTACTGATATCCATCTTGGATTGAAGTCTATTC